CTAGCATAAAGTTTTTAGACTCAAGTCCTTTCATAATACCTAGATAACGATTTCGTAATAATGCAAGTTCATTTATTAATGTTTCAAAATCAATAACTTCATCTTCACCATCTACATACTTTTCGGCATCTCTACTAGTCAAAGCACGAGCATATCCTTCTAGATATTTTTGAAAATGTTTACGACGAATTTTACGTAGTTGAATATTAAGATAGTTTAATACAGCCTCAATCTCTTGTAATTGATTAAATCTATGCTCAGTAATGCCAGGTAAGGAAGTAATATTTTTTTCAATAATACCCCCTACCTGACATTCTTTTTTAGCATTTACAAGTTCAGCTTCATAGTGTGCGATAAAATCTGGTATTACACCTAAGTTAGCTGTTACTCGACTATACCACATAACTAGTTCTCATAATCTTCGTCTTCGTCTTCGTCGTAATCGTCTTCCTCTTCTTCTTCTAGATGATCTTTAAGATAACTGGTAAGAGCCCGCTTAATATCTGCTTCGCCCTTAAATGCATCTTTAATATCATCCGCAGAAATATCGTTGTCAATTAATACTGATACTAATGTTTCTGCTGCTTCATCACGATCAACTACGTTGATAAACCGTTTTAACTCGTTATAAATTTCTCTTGATAAATCTACTGACATTTTTATTCCTCCGTAGTTATGTCATCAGTACTTACTATTTCTGGGTGTTTACCAAAATTTTCCATAATTTTATCTAAACAACCATCTTCATTGGCTTCCCATTTTTTGCGGAATTGTTTAATAACTTCGCCGTCTGGAGTAGTAAACACTAGACTGTTGCCTTCTTTTTTCAGCATTTCACGCTTCTCAGCTAAGTCTACCATGCCGCTGTATGGATTCATGCCAGTTTCATAAGGAATCTTGATCTGCATACCTTCAAATGGTTTTGCATAACGTGTTTTCATTACTTTACAACCTGCACGAATACCCATTACATCAGAGATTTTGTTGCCATCTTCATCTTCTTTCAACTTCATTTTCTTCATAGCAACGACAATACTAGAAGCATAAATGAATCCTTGTCCGCCTGATATTTTATCATCAGGGTCAAACATATCTTGACTTGCGTAGGTATGATTAGTACAAACCATGCCAACGTTATAACTACCAAACATGTTTACGCAATTACGAACCAGTGATGTAAGTGCTTTAGGTTTACGACCCATGTCGCCTTTCATATCACCATCATCGAACTGTTTAACATCAGTAGGAGTTAATAACATACCCAGTGAGTCAATAACAAACAATACCTTGGGACGTTCGCCTTCTGGTAGTGTTTTATAATCACTCATAAATGTTGCAATTGTCTTAGCTACATCATCTATCATAGCCATGTTAAGTTTAAGTAACTTGCTTTCGTCAGTATCGACACCAAGTGCTTGCAACCAAGATTCGTCAAGAGCATTTTCTGAGTCAATTAATACAACAAAAATGCCTTGATCTTGTGCGTTTTTAACGATATTGCCTGAGCAAATGTAACTCTTGCCTGCACCGGATTCGCCTGCAAATACTGTTACTTTACCTAATGGAATACCTTTATTGAAATCGCCACTGATAAGATAGTTTAAAGCATAATTACCTGTTGAGATCCAATCAGTAGGATCATTATATCCAATAGACATACCTTCAATTGATTTGGTAATGTCTTTTCTAAATTTACTAAAGTCATAGGGCTTAGCCATGTTTAATCCTTTTATTGTTTTACTGCTAATAATACAGGGTATGACCCCTGTATTATTGATGGCTTAGTGCTTAGGCCTTTTGACGTGCTCGGATCATGGCCAAGATATCTTGTGCCTTATCCGATGATGCTGCGGGAGTTGCTACTGGAGCTGATGCTTCTGGAACATCATCCTCATCGAAACTACTCACTGGAGCAGCAGGTGCTGCTACTTTAGTAGGTGTAGAGAATGGATCATCGTCTTCTGCTGCTGCTGCCGGAGCTGCTGCTGATGATGAAGTACCAGATGTTGCCGGAGCACTTAGTCCTGCTGGACGGAAGTATTGTCCCCAACGTTCTGTGTCATAGCTTTGTCCATCAACTGAAGCTTCAAACATTTCTTTCATAACATTCAACTCAACTTCAGTTGGACGCTTAGGTAAGAATGTTGAAAGATCAAACAAGCCATATTGTTCAATTGCTGCTTGTTCAGCTTCTGTAAGTGCTGACTCTTTACGAGCCCATTTAGAACTGCTATAATCAGCAAAGCCGCCTTTGGAACCTTTGCTAATACGGAAGTCTAAGCCACGCAGATAATCTGTTGGCAATTCTTCCAATTCTGGATCCATAAGTGCTGATTTGATTGATGTAAAGATTTGTGGACCGATAATGAAACGACGGATTGGATTTTCCGGAGTCTTGTCGTCAGCAATAGGATTCTCACGAACAAAGCCTTGGAAAATATAATCACGCTTTTTCCAATACTTACGACCCATATCTTCAAGTGATTTGTCTTTAAACCAAGCACGAACTTCGCTCAAGATTGGGCAAGTTTCTCCCCACATCTCTACACATGGTACACGAACTTGTACTTGTTTAGATTCTAACTCGCCTTTAATACCAGCAAATGGTAGACGAATCATTGCACGTTCTTGCCAAAAGAAAGTGTTTTTTGTATTACCGTCTGGGATAAATCGAAGTACTGCGGCTGTGCCTTCTGCGATATTCCAATGTGGATAAATCGAGTTGTCGCCTTGTGATTGACTGCCTTGTTTGTTTTCTGTTTGTGCTAAACGAGCACGGATTTCTGCTAATGATGCCATTTTAAGATGCCTTTTTAATTAAGTAAAATGTGATGCCTATCTAATTTATGTTTAGATTTTAGTTGCCTGCCTAGTTAATTATACACATCTAGGTATGTGCTTACTACTAAAACGACAAACATAGTAAACTAGGTTTGCCATTTTATTCTTACGTCTTATTTATCTATTTATTTATACCTGATAAGAATTTTAAGCGGGCTATAGTATCCGCATCGCCACCTTCGACGGGTGTCATTTTGCCAGAATGTCCATATTGTCCTTCTAACCGATTGCCACTTTCTGCTGTCATTTGAGTAGGGTTAGATGATTTTTTATGTAAATTAGAAATTTTGTCATCAATCCATTGTCCGCCGGCTTCGCCAGCAGCAGCACCGGCTAATGCTCCGCCTTTCATTCCACGCTTACTACCTTTGCTTGCCTTTGAACCAGCTAATGCGCCAAGCCCAGTACCGATATATTTGCCGGCAGTGGCAAATCCACCTTCATTCATTTCTTTTTCTTCTTCAAAATCACTGGGTAAATTAACTAATTTTGAAGTGCCAGATGGACGAGTTTTGTTATATCTATCTAAATCTGCTTGAGTTTTTAATGGTTGAACATGAGAAGTTGTAGGTTTATTAAATTGATCAATACCTTTTGTATTACTGAATCCATTACCTGGATTATGTGATCCGGCAGCATACCCACCTAAAGCAGCAGCACCCACTAGCCCAGCGGCAGCTAATTTGCCTTTCCAACTTTCTTCCATATCATCTTCGTGCATGCCTGCGCTGCGGCGTAGTTGAATAAGTGGATCTTCCGAACCCTCACTCATACCACTTTGATCATTAGAAGCTTTATCGTATAAATTTTCATGGTCTCCAGTTACCACATTTTCAGGATCAAGTTGTTCGCCTGTAGTATTATCAACTACAGATACAATACTTATTTCCGGACCTTCTGCTGGACTACCACCACCATCGCCCCATGTTGCAGGCTGATATGATCCCGAAGTATTATAAGAAACTGTAACTGAAATCATTTGTTCTGGTTCTGGCGGCAGAGGATTATCTTCAGTTTCCTCTGTGCTTTCCCATGCCAACCACGCTGGATTAATTATTTCAGTTTCAAATTCATAATCAGCTCCGCGAGATTCTGATACCTCTTGTGCTGGTTCCTCTAGAGATTGATTAGTTAATTCTCCAATCACTTGTGCTACACCAGGATTATCTTTTAATTCTTCTAGTCTGTTAAGTATAATTTCTCTAGCATCAGCATCTGCATTTTTACTGGCCAATGCACCTAACTGTTCAAATAATTTATCATCGCCTATTAAGCTGTATAGTTGTTCAGTAACATTAATAGCATCAGGGCCAACTGGCAATTCTTGGCTTAGTAATTCAACAAGTGCTATTTGTTTTTCTTTTGTGTCAGGCAATGCCCAAGTACCTTCAAGTATAAGGTTTGCCCATCCTTCGAATATATTAGCTTCTTTCATTGCTTGTTCCCGTTGTAATCTTGCCAGTAAAGGTAATGCTTGTTCAACACGTGAGTCGATATTTTGTTCAACAAACATGTGGCGCAGGTCTTCAATAATAACATCTTCATCCGTTATTGCTGCTGGATCCCATGCTTCAAAGTACTTTATATATCCGGTTTTTGAACTTAAACTTTTTAAATTATGCTGTAGATTTTCGTAATATGCGCCTGCGCTTTCAACTAACTCGGCAGTCACACCTTCAAAAATTTTGCCCTGATTGGCACGTTTGAATCTACTTAGTACATTCATTTCTTCTACGATTTGAGCAATGTGATTGCCACGAATATCGTAAGGTTTACCACCTTGTCGTACATGTTCTATCATGGCACGACCTGCTGATAATTTTGTAAATGGTAATTTGTATCTTTCGCCTTCTGCCGTTTCTACAAATAAACTTTCAATGTAACGAAAACGAGCATCATTTTCACCAATGACACGTTTGTGTTTAATCATTAACCGTGCTTCAGTTTCCATTCCATTCCAAGAACGAGTTTTTGTGCCGGCCCAACTTTCAAACAATCCTTCTTTGATTGCTGCTTGACCTTGCATACTATATCTTAGTTTACTTAAATCGTTAGCGTTAAACCCGCCTTTCATGTCATCACGTACTGCTAAGTTCTTTAGTTGCGATAAAAAAGAAAACCATCCATCTTTATCCTCTGAATCCATGCTTTTTCCCAGATTATCTCCAAAGAAAAGTGTCAATCCTTCGTCATTAATCATAGCTACTGCTGTACCATAGTCCTTACCTGATTGTGCTTTGTAATCAAATTTGTACGATACTGGCTTAATCGTAGACCCGCTAGTATTGTTAAGCGGTACTTTTTCTGGATTGAAATCTCTAGTAACTAGTAAGTTATATAGTTCTTGATCGGGTGTATTTTGATTCATAGTATTATTTATGTTTAATACATCGTAGCAATGAATGGCAACGGCGGAACGATACTTTCACCATGATCACGCATTTGAGTGTCCATCTCTGGGTGATATGTCTGCAATAGTATCATCATGCGTGTAACTAGTAGTGTAGCCATAACTAAGTCGTCAGTTGACCCGGGTTTAGCTGCATAACTAACTCCATTGGCCACAAATGTTTTAAGTTCAGAAATGAGTGGACGACTCCGTAATTTCATTTTATTTGATTCTATCAACGTTTTTAACTTAGAACATGCTGTTAGCTTGTTTTTAGGACTAGTGTTAAAACCTTTCCGATACCTGCCGGCTCCTCTGGTAGGGTCTGACAAGAAATAGCCCTTAATGTTCTCTTCTCCAAACTGCTCTATAGATATAAGTGCAGCTTCTCCGATAGTGTTATTCTCAACCGAATAATATATTGATTGTTCGTCTTTGGTAAAACTATAAATGTGTTTTATAATGTCTGCAAGTATACGTACTTGCTCAGGAATTGTTGTTCTATTGTGTTTCCATTCACCAATTTGTTCTGTACTATTAGCTTCAAAAATTTGTATAGCAGAGGGATCACCACCAGTTCCCAGTGATGGGTCAAGTCCGACACAGTACATTTTGCCGGCTTGTGGTTCCTTGTACCAACGTACTTGTGCTGTGCGATGTGTAGGTTCAATACCTTCTAAATCTATGAGTTTAGCTGGAGCAATGAGTGTTTCATCATTAATAATAAATTCACAATCCATCTCGCGACGGAATTGATCTTCCCCTAACTGTGCCCGCATAGATGAGGCCCAGTTGTCGTCTCTATCAGGATGTTCGCGCCAATAGCTACGGAATGCTCTAAATCCGTTTATACCTAAATCTTGTGGATTACCATGGCTATCTTCCATTTTATTGGCGCCTTTCCACAATAGCGCAAATTGATCTTCGTCGCTATTTGGAGTGGAAGTAATGATAGCTGATCCACCAGTTGCCAATGTTGGGCTTATAG